GCCGTCATTTGGTGCAGCACCAACATTCACCGTTTCAAGTGCCCGAGTACTGGTAAGCGGCTGTTTCGTCTTACAAGAAAAAACAAGAGCCGCAATCATCATTAACAATAAAATTTTTTTCATCATCATTAACAATAAAATTTTTTTCATCATCATTTATATTGTAACATCATTATCTGCTGTTATTACTGTTGTATCAGCAGTTACCTCTGTTGTATCAGCCGTAACTCCCGATCCGGACATTATATCATATAGCGTTATTTCACCCGTTATTTGTATAGATACCGATACATCCATTTTATCAGCTGCTTCAACTTCAAGTGGCAAGTCAATTACAAATCCTTCAAAACTTAACATTGTTCCATCTTCATCTGGTAATGTAATACGATAATTACGAGCAACATCAAGTTCAAAATCAGATTTCATCAATTCAAAACCATTACGAAAGAAATTCATTACAAATTCAAGAGTACCACCATCTATAAACCCTGTAATGAATTCATCGTAACCGGCAGCAGTATCTAATGAAGTAGTTTCAATATAATCACGGTCCATATCAGGACCTTCAATTGAAGTAACTTCGGCTATATTTTCCCAAGTAACCCCATTGTACCGTTCAAATATTGTTCCTACTCCTGCTACTGCGTTTGACATTAGTGTGACATTTTAATATTTTCTATAATCACGGCTGTCGGTCATTAATTTATAATTTAAACCGTATCAACTGATACATCCCAGCCTTTTAGTGTTAATGAATCCAATGCAGCCAATCCATCGACCCCTGTAGGAACAGAATTTCCTGATAAATTAAGAGTTCCATTTTCTCTACCATTATTATCCATATCAATTAATACCTGACAAACCGCTGCATCACTTAAATTATTATTTGAAGCATCCAATGTACTTAATGTAGGACAATTACTCACAAGTAAACTGGTAAGTAAATTATTACGGATATTAATTGATCCTACATTAACTGTAAAAGCCCCTCTAAAATCGGCACTTGTATATTGATTATTATATACTTGCACACTAGAACATCTTGGATTTTCACTCATATCTAGAAGCCCAGTCTGTTGACTTGTCCATAAGAAATAATCTCTAAGTAATGGGAATTGTCTGGGATGTGGTAGATTAGATGAATATGCATTGTCTCTAACACATATATGCCATATACTAGCACCTATACTTCCAAAATTGATATAATCAAAATCATTCAAAGCTCCTCGTAAATCTTCGAGTGCCACACAATCAGATACATCTAATGCTATTAATTCACATGTTTCTAAACATAATCTTCTAAGTGCCGTACATCCGGTTAAGTTTATATTTATTAATCCTGCATTGTAAGCTTCTAATTGAATTAACTTATCGAATCCAGTAAAATCTAAAGATGTTAAATTAGCATTATGATTACAAGTAAAATATGTTAATGAAGGAGCAGCAAGAGATAAACTTATAATAGAAGATACATTTTGTTGTGCGAGATTAGCCGGAGTAGCCCATCCTCCATCCGATCCGTCATATCCAATATTTATACCTATAAGTCCAGACCATGGAGTTACTGTTAATTTATTTTGCCTGCTCCCAGCAGTACCATAATCTACCGTAGGATTAACAGCTGTTGATGTTGTTTCGTCAGCAAATTCCCAAAGAACAGATGTACCATCTTCTACTTCAATAACAGGAGAAAATGTAGCTCCTTCGGATACAAATATCATACTTTCCCCCGACGGCGGTAAAGGTGGGTCAGGCAATTCAATCTCACCTTCGATAGTAATAGTTCCCCATTTCGTATTAGTTTGAAAAGATGCAAATGCTATCATCCCAAATACTGATAAAGGAGATGATAAATCTCTGGTTAAATGACATGAATGTTCTGAAGAATCACTTAACCTTGTATATGTAATATCATAACCATCGTTTGCAATAACAAATTCTACACTATTAGGCACATCGTTCTCTATATAATAACCAGTCCCAAAATTACCGAATGCTCCATCTACTACCCAACGTATATCATAAGTGACTCCTCCATCAGATATAGCAGCTATACCAGGATTAGCGTTCCAAGGGGTACCGGCATACAATGAGGATAAAGCAGTATAAATATTAAGATGGTTAAACCTACCTGATAAAGGCATTCCGCTGGATACAAAAATCCTAGAACATTTTATAGGCTGTTTCCACATTATACCGTCAATACCTTGTGCCCCATTCGTAATAGTTATTGAATTATCTCCACTATCTCTTGTAAATCCACTATCACTTAATCCTGTAAAATCTAATAATTGATCATCATCAGACCAATCATAAGTAACTCGTATATGAGTATCGTCAATCCATTCTATTGTTGAAGCATGAAGTCCGAGATCAGGATGATAACTTACAGTTTTTGATATCCCGAACGGAACACCTATTGCCGAACCTATTGGTCTCCCAACATCACGTATAACAGATCGCATCATAACCTATACAAATTACCAATCAAATCCAAATGTAATACTACCACTGGAAAAATCTCCATCTTTTACACCGGCTCTCCACACAACACCAGCTGAAACATCTTCAAGAAATATCCGATTCCCCACTGCAAAAGTGGACCCATCAAGTGGTTTATAATCCTGCCACCCTAAATCCCCCGGACATTTGAACTGTAAAGAAACAGTTGCAACAGATGTATCACTCGCCCCTGAAGAATCCGGTTCATATTCCCGTATAGAAAATACCACACCTTCTATCTTAGACTTACGTCTTTTATAACGAATAGAAATTTCGTTTGTCCAAAACCCATCTGAATCGGGATTTGTATCAACGGTTGCATATTCGTAAAATTCACCTGAACTTTTACTATTTGCCATGACTTTATGAATTTATTTTTTTAACATTAACAGCTTTTTGACCCCGTTCATTTTCGGTCAATGTAAATTCAACCCGGTCATCTTTTGTAATACGATCGAGTAATCCGGTAGCATGAACAAAATAATCACGATTATCAGCTTCAACTGTGATAAATCCAAATCCCTTTTGTTCATTGTAAAATTTAACCTTTCCTGTGCGTGTTTCTGATTCCATTGTTTTTATTATAAATTAAGTTACTATTGCAAACGTACTTCCTTTTTTATGCTTGCGTACCAGTGTTACATTAGTGGCAATACTTCCTTCAATATCAAATGAAACTCCATCATACAACTCTACATTCCATTTTGGCACTTTACCACTATCTCCACTACCGGTTGCAGATTCCCTTTTGAATGAATATTCAATACCGGTTTCCAAATCCCTTAATATTCCACTGTTGGGAGTCTTAAATCCCCAACCACTATGCATCCGTATTACTTTTCCAAATGACATATCAATATATAATTCTTGCCACTTTTTTAAATACCAATTTGTTAAAAGCCCCACTCGAAGCATCCACCTGGTCCTTATATGTCCCAAAGGGAAAAAACCGGTGTTCTTCAAGAAAATCATGATTCCAATGCCCTCTTAATAATTTAATACTACCATTGTTTACCTGTACACTATAACTATCCGCACGAACAGCTTTCTCTCCTGTCGGACGCTCTGCATAAGCTACAAAGCCGGCTAAATTCCTAAGACTACCTTCTGCGGATTCCTTCCCTGCTGAACCCGGCTCCTGTTCAAGCCATATTTCCACTGATGTACCGTCCATAATAGCCACATCTCTCATCACCCGTTCACGTTTACTTGATCCCCAACGCCCTCTTATTACATCCAATACAATCCAGCGATTATTAATAAGTTGAGCCATTTTCACACCGGCTGTATAAGCTCCTGCATCCAATGTGCCGGCTTTATCCCAATACCTTACAACTCGCAATATTTTGGAAGGATGTGGAGCTTCGTCCACAATTTCAAAGTTATCAACTTTAAACATTCCTCCACCGGGCGGTGTAGGGCATTGTCCTATTTGTCCGGCATAACCATATTGTCCCAAATCGGCTTCGAGGTCCTGTAAAACATCCCATGTAAGCCGGGTACTATCAAAAAGGTCATTTTTATAATATTTTGTACACTCTTTCGGGCGGACTTCTTTTTGATAATTTCTGATTTCCCCTGGAAAGCACAGATGTCGTATATTGGTTTTATGTTTCCCAAGTAAATGTCCGGTTGGATCATTTTGATGAAGTCTTTGCATTATAAGGATAGTAGGGGTTACTGATTTGTCGGTTTTACGTGTAGGAAGGGTTTGTGACATCCATCTATTAGCATTTTGAAGTTCTATTTCAGAAGCTGATTGTTGAGGATTCAGTGGATCGTCCACTATAAGTATATCAGCGTGAAATCCCATGAGTGTACCTCCCACTGAAGTACTGAACCTATATCCGCCGGACGTATGAGAAGGGGCATATCCTTTACGGGTTGTCTCATAGTGTTTTTTAATTACTTTAAAGTTAGATTTTGTATCTTTATCAGGTTTAATATCTATATCAGGGAATATTCTTTGAAATTCTTCGCTACGAATAAGCTCCCGGCTGGTTTCTGCACTTTCGAGTGACAGTGCCCCTGAATAGCTGGCTGTAATAAACCGCATCCACGGCCACTTCGTCCAGCACCACACGGGAAACATAATACTCACCAAAATGGTTTTTGTTGAGCCGGGTGGTACATTTATTATCAAATCGTGGTCTCTTGGTTTGCGCAGGGACACCTGCAAAGCCAGCTCTTCCAATTCCCTACATATATAAGAAATATGCCAATTATCCTGAAAGTTGTGGGCTGACACCAATCCCCAGAAGTATTTAACAAATTCGTAGAAGTTTCTTTTAGTAAGTTCACGTACTACGGCCATTGGATTTTCGATAACCTCTTTAAATTTGGGGTTATTGATTATTTCTGCATGGTATGCTGTACGTGTACGGATCATATTAGTTATCCATATTAAGTTGTGGGGGTGCAAGGTATTTCATTTGCATTTTTCGTATAGCCAGCAAATCTTCTTCTGCTATATCCCCAAGGTTAATTTGGGTAATATTGACATTCATACTATTGATATTGTCTTTCATTCCCCATCCTCTTTCACGTTCTCTAACGCCCAGCATGTATTTAATAGCTTCCACATCGGGAGGGATATATTTTTTCACTTTAGTAATCACGGCTTCTCCTTTAACAATATTTACTCTCTCTTCGTCTATATAAAACCCTACTGCACGTTTATAAAGGGAAGCTGCCATTTTTCCATCTGCTACGGTACGTCCTTTACGAACGGCTTCACTGAATTCAGGATGTTTAGCTTTCCACGAATTAATAGTTTGGAGTGATACCCCCCAGACTTTAGACATATCTTTATCAGTAAGCCCCAATAAAGCCAGCTCAAATCCCTCTTCTACCTTATCCGGCCCGTAGAATGATTTAACTCTATTTTCTTCTTCAAGTTGACCCGGCTTGTCAATTTTGTTCATTTTTGCTGATTTTTACAAGTAAATTTACGTTTTTGCCCTATACACACCAAGAAATATATGAAAAAATCCAGCTGTTTTTAAAAAAGCTATTAAAAATCCAATCCTACATACAGCACTATTTAAACGCATAAATATACTATTTGTTACTTAATACCAATAAGCCGGCTATTACTTTTAATTCCATAAATTTTTTTATAATTTTTTCATACCATACAATATATAGTAATCATACAATATCCGGCTCTTATTTTTAATTATGTAAGTATCCGGCTTTAATCTTAAAGTATCTGCTATATATACCTGAAGTATTCAATATGTATCTTAAAGTAACCGGCTCTTACTTAAAGTTCCCAATTTTAATCAGAATTTTGGAGGGGTTTACCGGCACCCCATGTTCGCTTTCATCTGTCGACTGATGGGGGGTGGGTACAATCTTATGCATTTGATTGTTTGCATACCTGATGAGTATTGTCTTCAGGTGCTTACCTGATGAGTATTGTCTTCAGGTGCTTACCTGATGAGTATTGTCT